AGGAACTATCTGGTTACTAAACTTGCCCTTGCACTCTAATGTTTACACATTTGAATACCCTTGGGGACTTTGAACTTAATGCCAAACTTATTGATGGTGTAAGGTACTATTATGTACCTGACATGAAAGGAACACTGCCTTCTATCACATCAATAACTAGCTTCTACAATCGCCAAGTATTTCAAAAGTGGAGACAAAAGGTCGGTGAAGAGGTTGCAAACCAAGTTACTAAAGTTTCTACTGAACGAGGTACTAAATTTCACGATGTATGTGAGAAGTATCTCAAAAACATTGATTATCGTGATATTGAAATGTTGCCTACCACAAAGGCACTATTTCTCTCTGCAAAGGATTCCATAGACAAGATAAATAATATACATTGTCTGGAGAAACCCCTATACAGTCAGTACTTCGGTATTGCAGGACGGGTAGACTGTATTGCGGAGTATGATGGCGAACTGTCCATCATTGACTTTAAAACCTCTAAGAAAATTAAACCAGAAAAGTGGATTGAACAATACTTTGTTCAAGAAACTGCATACGCTTGTATGTACTATGAGATGACGGGTACGCCCGTCGAGAAGTTGGTGACCATTATGGTTGCCGAAAATGGAGATTGTCATGTCTATGAAAAAAGAAACAAAGGTGACTATATTAAGCTTCTTACCAAGTACGTTAAAGAATTTGTCAACCATAAACTCGGAGAGTATGGAGAAAGAAGTTAACGAGTTACTTAAAGAGAAGTTTCTCTGCCAGAATAAGTTTACACAAGACATTGAACAACTTGTGCTTACCTCTGAACTCAACTATATCGAAGCAATTCTAAGTTATTGTGAAGAGAATAATATTGAGTTGGAATCTGTATCTAAACTTATTTCCAAACCACTGAAGGAAAAACTGAAAGTGGAAGCAATGGAACTAAACTATCTTAAAAGAACTACTAGATCTAAACTACCTTTGTAATGAAACCGATTGAGGTCTATCAGACCTATTTGGCATTGAAGAATCACTTTACTAAAGATAACTATGATTTCTTTAAGTATCGTGGTAAATCTAGAGTATCTAAAGTAACCTTTAATAAAAGAAAAGATCGATATTTCTTTGAACGAATGTCTCGAAAGAGAACAGACAAAGAGATACGAGATTTTTTCTTGGCAAGTTTTAGTCAGTCTTCAGATCCTGAGAGGATGTGGATTGGGCAAATCATCGAAGATGGTGAGAAGAATTATAATAAGTGGTTAGTAACTCAGGAAGCTAGATTTGATATATTCAAAGAGCAATCTGAGACCATGATGGATCGTTATGAGTTTGAACAATTCTTTGATTGTTCAACGGGAAAACATCCGCCTTTGTTAAAAGAATTTCTCAGTGGAAATTTTTCCATAGAGAATGTTATAATATATGAGAAGATTTTTGGCTTTGCTAAAAACTTTGATAAAACCCTCTTCGACCCAGTGTGGGAGACGGTTTACCGAAAAATTAGGAATTATGAACCATTCCTAAATATTAACGTATCTCGATATAAGATTCATTTAAGGA